AGCGGTTGGAGTTCCCGGAGTTAAAAGAGTTAGCGATGGCGGAGTATAAGGAGTGGGAACCGGACTCGTTTATTGTGGAGAAAAAGAATTCTGGTGTAGCCCTGTACCAAGAGATGCGGCGTATGGGGTTACCTGTACAAGAGTACACGCCCCACAGGGGATCAGGGGACAAGTTAGCACGTTTAAACTCAGTTGCTGATATAGTATCCTCTGGTATGGTGTGGATGCCTATAACACGGTGGGCGGAAGAGGTTATTGAGGAAATTGCAGGATTTCCCTTTGCTTCTCATGATGATTTGGTCGATTCAACGGTGATGGCGCTGATGCGGTTCAGGCAGGGCGGGTTTATTCGTCTGCCAACGGATATACCGGAAGAGATTAAATACTTCAAACAAAAACGAGGCGGTTATTACTAATGGCAATCGAGAAAGGGTTATATGCGGCACCGAAAGGGCTAGATGAGTTAGCCGAGATTGAAGAAGAGATGTCGATAGAGATTGTCGATCCAGAGATGGTGACGTTGGATGACGGTAGTATGGAGATTACGTTGGTTCCTGACTCAGGTATTGACGATATGACTGACTTTGAGGCCAATTTAGCGGAGTTTTTAGAGGATAATCAGCTTTCTATACTGGCAAATGACCTGATAGAGCTTGTGGATTCTGATATTGATGCTCGAAAGGAATGGACTGATACCTTTGTAGAGGGGCTTGATCTCGTAGGAATGAAGATAGAAGAGCGGTCTGAGCCTTGGCAAGGGGCTTGTGGGGTCTTTTCTACTGTTTTATCCGAAGCAGCTATCCGTTTCCAAGCTGAAGCGATGAGTGAAACCTTCCCCGCTGCGGGGCCAGTGCGTACAAAGGTCATCGGACAGGAAGATAAGGAGACATTAGAGGCCGCAGACCGTGTAAGAGCGGATATGAACTACGAATTGACCGAAAAAATGGTGGAATATCGGTCAGAACACGAAAGATTGTTGTATAGCCTTGGTTTAGCGGGGTCAGCCTTCAAAAAAGTCTACTTTGACCCCAATTTAGGGCGACAAGTGGCTATGTACATACCCGCAGAAGACGTAATTGTCCCTTATGGAGCGTCAAATATAGAGTCTGCGGAGCGTGTAACCCATATCATGCGTAAAACCAAGAATGAGCTACGTAAATTGCAGGCTAGTGGCTTCTATAGAGAGGTAGAGTTAAGTGATCCACAGCCCTATCACTCCGATATTGAGGAGAAAAAGGCCAAAGAGGACGGGTTTTCACTAACTGATGATGATCGGTACGCACTTTATGAGATACATGCCACAACTACGATTGAAGGTATAGATGACGATGAGGCTATAGCCAGACCTTACGTTATAACTATCGAACAGGGTAGTAATATCGTCTTGGCTATACGCAGGAACTGGAACCCCGAAGACGAACTTGAGCTGAAACGACAGCATTTCGTGCATTATGTATATGTGCCCGGGTTTGGTTTCTATGGGCTTGGGTTGATTCACATTATTGGAGGTTATGCTAAGGCAGGTACGTCCATCATACGACAGCTTGTGGATGCAGGGACACTATCTAACCTTCCGGGGGGCCTCAAAACCCGTGGGTTACGGGTTTTAGGAGATGATACTCCGATAGAACCCGGAGAATTTAAGGATGTTGATGTACCTTCTGGCAGTATCAAAGACAACATCATGCCACTTCCTTATAAGGAACCAAGCCAGACGTTATTACAACTATTAGACAAAATAACGATCGAGGGCCGTAGATTAGGCGCTATTAGCGATATGAATATCTCTGATATGTCTGCTAATGCCCCTGTAGGCACTACTTTGGCCCTATTAGAGCGGGCATTGAAGCCAATGGCGGCGGTACAGGCGCGTGTCCACTATGCCATGAAGCAGGAGTTTAAACTCCTTAAAGCAATAATGGCTGAGTATGCCCCTGAAGAGTATGGCTACCAGCCTAATCGTGGAGAGGTGAGTGCGCGGCAGACGGACTATGACATGGTGGATGTTATCCCTGTCAGTGACCCGAATAGCTCCACGATGGCGCAACGAGTGGTGCAGTACCAAGCGGTACTCCAGATGGCGCAGTCAGCACCGCAGATATACAACTTACCTCAGTTACACAGACAGATGATTGAGGTACTGGGGGTAAAGAATGCAGATAAACTTGTCCCTACGGACGATGATGCAGAACCGCTAGATCCTATAAGTGAGAATATGAATGCGTTAATGGGTAACCCGTTGAAGGCATTTATCTATCAGGATCATGCTGCCCATATCACTGCCCATGAAACCTTTATGAAAGACCCAATGATTGCCCAAGCTATAGGCCAGAACCCACAGGCCCAGCGCATTATGGCAGCGCTGCAAGCGCATGTGGCAGAACACTATGCTTTCTTGTACAGGCAGCAGATAGAAGAGAAACTAGGAGTACCTTTACCTGTACCTAATGAGCCATTACCGCCAGAGATAGAAGTTACAATGTCGCAGTTGATGGCAGAAGCAGGAGAAAAGGTCACTCAAGCGCATATAATGCAGAAACAACAACTAGAGGCACAGCAGCAGATGCAAGACCCTGTGGTTCAGATGCAACAGCAAGAACTTGCTATGAAAGAGCAAGAATTGCAGCGGAAAACTCAGAAAGACTCTATAGATGCCCAAATAAAGATCGCTGAACAGGAGCGTAAGAAGAAAGAGGATATCGTTGACGCTTTAGTGGCGCTTAAAAAGCTGGAGTTAGAGGAACAAGAACTGAACCTAGAAGCCGAAAAAGCGGGGATTAAGTTATCTTTAGATACAGAACTTGCTAAATCTAAAATAGCTACGGACACTGTAAAACTATTACAAGAGAATACTAAAGAATAATGGCAGATACTATCTTTCAAGTATTAAAGAAAAAGTTTGATGAAGATAGAACCTCTGCGGTAGAATCTCTCGCATCTGGAGCGGCTAAAGATTTTGCCCAGTATAAAGAGACAACAGGTTACATTCGAGGTCTGGAAACCTGTATGCGATACGTAGAAGATCTCTCGCGCAATTATATGGATGGTGATGATGAGTGAAGCTGAAGCTATAACTGAAGATCGGTTAGAAGATACGCTACCGCTTCCTGTGGGCTACAGAGTGTTGATAGCGCTTCCGCAGGTAAAAGAAACTTTTGAGGACACTGATCTTGTTAAATCGTCCACGACGATGCATGAAGAACACGTTATGTCTATTATAGGACTAGTTGTAGATATTGGGGGGCAGGCGTATGCAGATAAAGATCGTTTCCCCACAGGTGCTTGGTGCAAACAAGGTGACTACGTTATGTTCCGTGCTAACTCTGGCACACGTTTTAGGATAGGGGGTACAGAGTACCGCCTTATGAATGATGACTCTATAGAAGCTATCGTTCCCGAGCCTACAAGTATAACGAGAGCATAAGGAGACACCATGCCATTTCAAAAAGTAGAATTTGAGTTCCCTCAAGATGAGGAATTAAGTACAGAAATTGAGATTGAACCCTCCAGTGAGATAGAAGTAGATCTTTCTGGGCAAGTTTCAGCGCCAGAAGTCCAATCTGAGCCAGAACCGGAACTGGAGATTATTAATGATATTCCCGAAAAGGACAGGAATCGTACCGCATCTGAACCACCTGAAGATGTTACTGATGAAGAATTGGCAGATTATTCTGATAAGGTGCAGAAGCGAATTCGGCACTTTAGTAAGGGATACCACGATGAGCGAAGAGAGAAAGAGGCGGCTGAGAGACAACGTAATGAACTTGAAAACGTTGTCCGGCAAGTACTTTCTGAAAATCAAAATCTTAAAGACACAGTTTCTAAAAATAGGGAAGTTCTACTTAGCCAAGCTAAGAATGGGATTGAGACAGAATTATCTCAAGCTAGGTTTGCTTATAAAAAAGCGCATGAAGAAGGGGATACAGAGAACCTACTGAAAGCTCAAGAGCGCCTTACTGCCGCTAGTTTTAAAAAAGACAATCTAACTAAACTAGAACAAGAGGCTTTACAAGAAACAGAAAGTGTTGTAGAAGATGTACAACAGCCAGTTAATCGGCCTGCACCTGACCCCAAAGCAGTTGCATGGAAAGATAGAAACAGTTGGTTTGGGAATTTAAATTACGAGCCTGAAACGGCTTTTGCGCTAGGACTACATAAACAAATTACCGGGGCAGAGCAAATACCTGCCGATAGCGAAGAATACTACGAGAAGTTAAATTTTCGTATGCAAGCAAAGTTTCCTGAATTATTCGAGGAAGCCGACAAACAGGAGATAAATGCACCGAAACCAAAATCAGGCAATGTGGTTGCACCCGCTACGCGGAGCACAGCACCTAAAAAAATTAGGTTAACGCAAACACAAGTAGCTCTGGCTAAACGGTTAGGTTTAACTCCCGCGCAGTACGCCAAACAGGTTGCAATTGATATGAGGAACAGCAATGGCTGAAAACAGATTAGATAGGCAGTTAGAAACACAAGAAAAGACAACCCGGAAAAAGCATTGGCAGCGACCAGAAACACTACCTTCGCCAACGCCAAGACCGGGGTATGCACATCGTTGGATACGAGTCAGTTCTCGTGGGACTATTGACGCTACTAATGTTTCCTCTAAATTACGAGAAGGTTGGGAACCAGTAAAAGCAGTTGATTACCCGGAAATAACACTTGTTGATATAGAACAGGAAAAGTTCGCTGACAACATTGTTATAGGGGGGTTATTGCTTTGTGAGGCTCCAGTTGAGCTGATTGCGGAGCGTAGTGAATACTACGAGACTCAAACAGAATCTCAAATGAGATCCGTGGATAGCAACCTTATGAGAGAAAGTGATCCTCGTATGCCTATATTTAATGATAGGAAGACTAGGGTTTCTTTCGGAAATGGAACTTAAATATAGGAGTGTATAAGCGATGGCTTATCCCACTATTGATGGCCCTTATGGGCTAGTTCCGGTAAAACTGTTAAGTGGCGTTCCTTTTGTTGGTCTTACTCGGCAATATTCTATTGCCAGTGCTTATGGTACCAATATTTTTCACGGGGACGCTGTAACACTAGTTACCGGAGGCACCATAGAGCGTGACACGGCAGATTCTGCTATGACACCTATTGGTGTATTCTTAGGTTGTACCTTTACAGACCCTAATTCAGGAAATGTTACTTTCAGGCAGTATTTTCCTGCTAGTACCGCAGCTTCTGATATTAAGGCTTATGTCGCAGACGGAACTGATATCCTTTTTAAGGTTGCAGTTGTGTCTTCAGGCACTACCATTGGCGATCTGGCTATTACAGATATTGGTGCTAATGTTGCAGGTGTGAATAACGCTGGCAGCACTGTCACAGGTAATTCTAAAATAGCGATATCAGATACGTCAGCAACAACCAACACGTTGCCCTTCCGCATTGTAGAACTAGTAGAAGAGACTAAAAATTCTTCTGGTGGTTACACTGAAGCTTATGTTAAGTGGAATGCTGGGCACCAATTCGATAACGCAACTGGAATATAAGGAGTAGCGTAACATGGCAATTTCACGCGCCCAATTACTGAAAGAACTCCTTCCCGGATTGAATGCTTTATTCGGATTGGAGTACGCTAAGTACGGCGAAGAAACTAAGGAGATTTTTGAAACAGAATCTTCTGACCGTTCTTTTGAAGAAGAAACAAAGCTGTCAGGATTTTCTGCGGCACCTGTTAAAGACGAAGGCTCTGCCATCGAATATGACAATGCCCAAGAGACCTTTACGGCTCGATATACACACGAAACCATTGCAATGGGATTTTCGGTGACCGAGGAAGCGATTGAAGATAATCTTTATGACTCCTTGTCAGCCAGATATACCAAAGCATTGGCTCGTGCTATGGCTTACACGAAGCAAGTTAAGGGGGCAGCAATCCTTAACAATGCTTTCGCTTCAGGCACAACTTATGGTGACGGCGTAACACTTTGTTCTACTGCCCACCCATTAGTTTCTGGTGGCACTAACTCAAACCGCCCATCTACAGCCGCTGATTTGAATGAGACTTCCTTGGAAGCCGCTATTATTCAGATCGCTGGTTGGACTGATGAGCGGGGTTTGTTGATCGCCGCTAAAGCAGCCAAGCTTGTAATCCCATCTGACCTACAATTTGTGGCAACACGATTGTTGGAGACAGAAGGGCGAGTTGGCACTGCAGACAATGACCTTAACGCGCTTCGCAACAATGGTGCAATTCCGGGCGGATACACAGTCAACCACTATCTTACTGATACAGATGCGTGGTTCTTGGTGACTGATGTACCTAACGGGTTGAAGCACTTTGTACGAACCCCGATGTCAACGTCTATGGATGCCGACTTCGATACGGGTAACAGCCGATACAAGGCAAGAGAAAGATACTCCTTTGGTGTATCTGATCCGCTTGGTATCTACGGTTCACCCGGAGCGTAATGGAGAAGGGGGTGTAACAACCCCCTTTTTTGTAGTATAAAAACATATCCCTGACAGGCGCATACTGTGCCTGACATTAGCCACGACAGGAGATACTCATGGCGAATACAACTTTTGACGGGCCAGTCCGTTCCGAAAATGGATTCAAAACCATTACAAAAAACTCCACTACAGGTGTAATCACTGTAGAGGCTGTTTACGACACACGCCCTAACTTCCGAATCACGGTAGACAACACAACCTTTAACACGGGTAGCGATGTGACGGACACGTTAACCGTCGGTGAATCCGGTACGCTGTTTAATGTTGACGGCACCGGGGACATTGTTGTCAATATGCCAGCACTGGCTACCGCCAATGTGGGAACCACTTACGAGTTCTTGGTAACGACAGCAGTGGGGAGCGGCAAGACGGTAACCTTTGTGTTGCCGGGATCTGGAGTTTCCAATTTCTACGGCGCAATTTCGCTGATGGGTGGCACCGCTGCCAACCCTGCAACCGATGTAGCAGGGGATACTTTGACGCTTGTTAACTCTACGGTAGTTAACTCCAGAGTTACTTTGACTTGCGTTGCAGATGATGCAACCAACTCAACCTGGAAGGCGGAAGCACTTTCTTCCCCGATATCAACAATTGCTTAATAGGGGACAGACATGGCGCTTAAAGGTTCAGGTAGTGATGTAACATCCAGCTTTATAACTGCTGCTGCCGCAGATCCTAATGGTATTAGTACTGCTGCCACTATTGGTAGTGCTACTAATCTAACCATTAACGGGGCATTGGCTGATGGGGGGTCTGTCACAATGGACTCTCCTAGAAATGTAACTATATTATCTGCAGGTGATGACTCAGGTATTACGTTTACTGTTACGGGTACGGATGAGTCCAACGATGCACAAACTGAAGTTATCACAGGCGCTAATGCTGGTACCGCTACTGGAAGCAGTTTTTTCAAGACTGTCACTCAGATAGCAACTTCAGCAGCTTCCGCAGGTAATGTCAGCGCAGGTTCTGGTACTAGTTGCTCTGGAGTTATTTCCGTTGCCCGTTGCCGCTTACGTGGTATTTATGTGGTCAATGGTACTGGTGCAGCGACTATAGTGTTTAGGGAAGGTTCTGGTACAGGCACGGTACGGATGAAATTCGCTACAGTAGCGGGAGTGACTACTAACTCTTATCCTGATGTACCGGACGATGGACTCTTATTTGTAGGTGGGGGGTTTGTGACATTTACTGCTGTTACAGATCTTACCGCTATGACTACGTTCTTTTCATAAGGAGTACGTTATGCCAAAAGTAGGGGATAAACATTTCCCGTATACAAAAGCGGGTTATGCCGCTGCCGCTAAAGCTAAAAAAGGCAGGGGGTATAAAGAGGGCGGTTTAGCTAGGAGCCGTAGAAACCACAAAGGTTGTGGGGCAGTTATGGAAGGTCGTAGAAAGAAAACTTTATATGTAGGGGAATAAGTCTTGCAAAATGTCCCTGCCGGTTACTACGTCAGTAATAGCAAAGACGAAGACTGTTTTTATGTAGACGGTAAGGGTAACTTTTATTTTAAAAAAGAGATAGGTCAGAAGTGGTCAAAAACTGACCAGTGGAACTTTGATCATATTTGTGATATCGAGACTGTCAATGAGCAGCAAGGGGTATCTGCTGATGTAGATACCCATGACGGCAGGGGGTTAGAGGTAAAGGTTTCGGCGCACATTGGCGTATCTGTCTCTGACGTTATGAAATGGCACTATATGAACCCCGATGGTAATGCCGCAACATTGTGGGCGGGGCCAACGGTTGGTGTAGGGGCTGGAGTAAGTGCTGATGTTGGTCTTTGGTATGATAAGGATGGGGATATCCATATGAAATTTGCAACTTCCGGGGTTATTCCCCATGTTGATTTTGGTGCATCCATAGTGATCAATCCAAAGACAGTTGAAAATTTAGACAAACCCACGGCGGGGGATAAGGCATTCGCTAACGGGTTTACAGAAGGGGCAACGCTGGGCCTCGCGCATAAATCACCGGAGGTCGTAACAAAGACTGTTGCGACCATTCATAAGTTTGCCGATGATATTGGTAAGCTATTATAGGAGAGTATACAGGTATGCCAAATTTAGAAGTTTTTCAGAACGGTGTATTTTCCAGTACAAGAGAACCTATATTCCAAATAGGGTCTAAGCAAGCAGATGGTACTTATGAAGTAGTTGTTTTTTCTCTTATGAATAGAGCAGAAGCAGAGGCTAAGTTAAATGAATTGCAGCCCCCTGTGATTAAGAAGAAAGAGGCTCCTAAAAAAGAAGTCCCCAAGAAAGCAGCTAAACTAAAAACACCTTCTAGGGGGGAGCTTGAGCTTATGACTAAAGTAGAACTAGAAAAAGAAATGCGAAGGCATGGTTTAGAGTTAGATCGTAGGGAGACTAAAGACGCTCTTATCAAACAATCCGTAGCTTTTTTGAAGCGTAGATAGTTATGGCAACGTCAGGTACTACTGCATTCAACATGGATTTCACGGAAATCGCGGAGGAGGCGTGGGAACGCGCTGGGCGGGAAATGCGTTCTGGGTATGACCTAAGAACCGCTCGTAGGTCTATGAATTTGTTGACTATAGAGTGGGTAAATCGAGGCGTTAACCTGTGGACGATAGAAGAGGGGAGTGTAAATCTTGTAGAAAGTACCTCTCAGTATACTTTAGCCGAGGATACGATAGACCTTTTAGAGCATGTTATAAGGACTAATTCTGGCAATACTTCGACACAATCAGATATTGCAATAAATCGTATAGGAGTAGGTGATTACTCATCCATACCTAATAAATTGACTGAAGGTAGACCTATACAGATGTGGATAGACAGGCAGAGAGATGCCCCGATTTTGAATTTATGGCCTGTTCCTGATAAAAGTGACACCTACGTACTTCGATACTGGCGTATAAGGCGTATCCAAGATGCAGGTAGTGGAGTTCAAACAGCCGATATGAACTATCGGTTTCTACCTTGTTTGGTGGCAGGATTGGCCTATAACATAGCGTTGAAAATACCCGAGTTAGTACAGAGAATACCTATGTTGAAGGAAGTGTATGAGGAAGCCTTTGCCCTAGCCGCTGCAGAAGATAGGGAGAAAACTTCAACTTATTATAGACCGCGTATTGGGGCTATTTAGTGATTAGGTATGCTTCTGCAAGAATAGCGATAGCAGAATGCGATATATGCGGGTTTCGTTATAAGCTAAAAGAGTTGAAGAGCTTAGTAGTGAGGGGGCGGGATACTCATATAAAAGCTTGCCCTGAGTGTTGGAATACTGAGCAACCTCAATTAAGATTAGGAGAGTTTCCGGTAGATGATCCGCAAGCAATTAGAGACCCTAGACCAGATTTTGCAGGACTTGAAAGTAGTAGGGATATACAGTGGGGTTGGGCACCTGTAGGTAATGGGAATGATCCGTTTGGTTTGACAGAAAATAGTTTGATTGGAACCGCAAGTGTAGGTTCTGTAACAGTGACAACAACTTAGAGGATATATTTATGTTATTTGAGGAGCCAAAGAAGAAGAAGAAGAAGAAGAAGCAAGTAGCTAAAACTAAAGGCGTTAGGATACGTGGTACAGGAGCGGCTACTCAGGGCTTATACGCAAGAGGGCCGATGGCGTAGTACATGAACTACACAGAGTTAAAAGCCAACGTACAGGACATTTGCGAGACAACTTTCACAGATGATGAATTGGCGTTGTTTACGCAGCAAACGGAACAGAAAATTTATACCTCTGTTCAGTTTCCTGCCCTGCGTAAAAATCAAACAGCTAGTCTAACAAGTGGTAACAAGTATCTTACGTTACCTAGTGATTTTTTATGGTCTTATTCACTCGCAATCATAAGCTCTAGCAATTACGTGTATTTGCTGAATAAAGACGTTAACTTCATAAGGGATGCGTACCCGAATCCTGCTACGACAGGGGTACCCAAGCACTATGCTTATTTTACTGATACGTCTTTAATTATAGGGCCAACTCCTAATGCTGTGTTTGATGTAGAATTTCATTATGGGTATTACCCAGAGTCTATCGTCACTGCAAGTACGTCTTGGTTAGGAGATGATTTTGATAGCGCCTTGTTAAATGGGGCTTTAGTAGAGGCAATAAGATTTACGAAAGGCGAAGCCGACATGGTGGACTTGTATCAGAAGATGTATATGGAGTCTCTAACTTTATTAGGGGTATTGGGGGATCATAAATTGCGCGAAGACACTTATCGTTCCGGGCAATACAAAATGGCGGTAGGTTAATATGTTTGATGTAGAAGTTACTGTTACTGCTGGATCTGTCAATGTACAGACAAC